AAAGGTCAGCGGCCAGTACCGGACGCGCGCCTTCGTCTACTTTTCGAATTGAAATACCAAAGACCGGATCAGCCATTCTGATTTCTCCTGTTAAAGATGTGGTTAGATCACGTGAGCGGGCGTCATGATTTCGAGAGCCTTGATCGTCAGCGCGTGCAGCCTCACCGACAGCACCAATATCGGCTCGGCGGTCGCTGACCTCGCCGAGAAAATCCGAATCTCGCGGACATAGTCGCCCACGGTCTGGTCCTGCACGATCGGTGTCACCATCACCGAGCCAACCGGATTGCACTCCATCGCTGTCGATAGCATTTGCAACGGTGATGGCGATGGGATCGCGTGCGCGGGCGGCACGGGTGTCGTCTGTCGTCCTTCGAAGAAGGCAATGTCAGCCATGTTCGCTCCTGTGTTACTGCAAGGCTTTGATGACGTACGTCGAGATATTGGCCATGCGCCGAATCGAGACGATGAAGATGTGGCCGTTGGTGGTAGTCATTAGGTCCCCAGTGTTGGTGCCGACCGTGAAGCCACTCCATGCGATCGCACCAGCGCCAGCGCTATTGACAATCATCAGATCGACCGCGCAATCCACCGTCGGCGCCGTGACGGTGAAGGTGCCGACATTGCCGATGCTCTGGTAGTTGCCGTTGAACGGATTGATGGTGATGTTTCCTGCCGGAGACACGAACACGTTGAAGTTAAATCCACCGGAGATGGTCTGGCCGCCATTGAGAGAGAGCCTGCTTGCACCCATGCTGGCGACCGTGTCGTCAACATACTTCTTGGTCGATGCCATCAGCGGCTGTGATGGCGCGGCATACAGATACAGCGGCCCTGTCATCGACGCGCCCGAGGACGACATCGAGTCGCGCAGATACTCGTTCATGCGCGCGCGGGTCCAGTATGTGGTCGGAAATGAAGTGTCGTTCGAACCAGTGTCGGGATGTACGCCCTTCTGCACGCCCTCGAACACCGAGGTGCCATCCTTGCGGATGTAGTTGTACAAATCGAGACCGGCGCCTTCCAGATCGTTCGCGGCCTGCAAGATCTCTTGATGCATAATGACGATTTCGTTGTAGTCGGCGACTACGACATCGTGCATCGGCCCGACAGCATCATGGTAGAGCTTGGTGCTATCGGCCATGCCGGGCGTCGATGATACCACCCAATCATCGAACGGCCCCGGGTTGCCGTGCAGCGCGGTGATCGTCACCTCCAAGATGCCGAGTTTTTGGTCATAGGACATCGTGCGCGCGATCGCGTAGTCATCCGGAGAGTGCTCAATGATGAGATACGGTGAGGGCGTGAAGGTGTCGCGCTGCACGCCCTCCTCAACGGTGAAGGTCATGTAGCCCATCCCCAGCGTCATCAGGCCGGTGATCGGCGCCAACAAGAAACCAAGTTGCGTCACCTCCAGAATGTCTTTGGTCGCCGGGATCAAGATCTCGTTCATGCGCAACAGCGCAGCGGCGCGAATATCCTCGTTGACGCCAGCGAGGAGATCCTGCGTCGATTCGAGATTCTGAAAGCGACCTTCGAGCGAGGGCAACAACCGCTTCATATAAGGAAGCAGTTGCGTGCCGGGTTTTAGTTCGAACTCTTCATCCAGCCGCTTCAGCGCCATGTGGTTTACGCCTTCTTCTTGGCCTTGCCTGTCGCTTCCGCTTGGCTCGGTGCCACGTCCGGATTCTGCGGCGTGTCGCCGATCTCCACCGCGTCAACGATGCAGGGCTGCACCTCCGGATCGAGGCACGTCTCTCCGGTCATCTGGTACGACTTCGCCGGAGACAGAACGCGGCCCGCGAACATGCACGCCTTGCCGAGGGTGACCTGATAGACCTTCCCGGCAACGAAGGTTGGGATGGCGCGATCGCTCTTCTTCCACTCCGGCGGCGAGTCTTCCGACGGTGACGCCGGACCGCCGATCTGGATCACGCGATCATCGATCCATTCTCCCTTTCGCACCTCGCGCCGCGAGCCCTTGCCGTTGGCTGGCGCGTTCGGCATTGGCCCCGACGTTCCCGACGTCGAGCCCATCGAGCCGGGATCGAGTGCCGCGCGCGCCTTCGCTAGCGCAGCCTCGTCCATCGGCATGTTAACGTTGCGTTGCGGAAATTCTTCTGTGGCCATTGTACAAGCTCCATGATTGTTTTAGATAGGGAAAGTGAGGGCGGGCCTTGGCCAAGAAGGTCATGAAACCCATTCGACTGTTGTCTCTGGGCTCGCCCTCACACCTCAAGCAACAGCGACGTCGATGCGTTCGCCGACGAGATAACAGGCGTTCACGTTGTCCGTGGTGCCCTCCATGCGGATTTTGTACGCGGTGATCGCAGTGCCGCCGAGCGCTGCCAAATTCCACGTGCAGTGGCGCAGCAACACAGTCGGATCATCCGGATCGACTTCGTCCTCGATCAGTGATGGCGTCCGCACACTGGTGTAGCCCGCACCAGTCAATAGGCGCGGAATGAAGGTGTGGTACGGCGCACCACGCCACGACTCTAGCCGGAAATCTCCGTAGACCGTCGTGACGGGTCCGGGCGTGGTCCGCGCGGTACTGATGTGGCGGAAGTCCGAGCGAGGCCGCGACGTCAGCGATCGCGAATTCGCCGCCACACCGAAGCCGGGCATTTCGTCGGTCGTGCCCACCAGTGTGATCCGGAATGGCAACAGCGGCGGCAGCGCAACGAGCGGGTTGGTGTCGTAGTAGCCGAGCGGCACCCACGCGCCGTTGACTTGCACCTCGAAATTGATCGTGGTGCCGGGCGGGCGCGTCGAGTCGAAGTTCAAATCGATCGCCGAGATACCGCCGTTCAATTCCAGCGACAGCAGTTGCGCGGTGCACTGCGTGGTGCGGAATTTCGCGAAGTAGAGCCGGAAAGAAAGATCCTTGGTGAGATCGCCGAGCGCCCACGCTCCATCGGTGGAAGTGAACATCGAGCCTTGCGCGAACTTGTTGTTGTGCACCAACGCGACGAAATGATTGCCGGGCGTCTGTAGGACGAAGGCGTAACGCTGACCCTTCGCCAGATAGGTCGGCAGGAAGTCGAACTTGGTCGCGTTCGGTGACGGTCGCAGCAAGTCCGCAGGCTTGGTCGAGCGCGCAATCGTTCGCTCGAAATTCGGCGCACCGGCTTCGTTACATTCGCAGATCAGGCAGTGCACGTCGCCCGTTGCCGCGATGCGGGTGAAGAAGATATCGACGCCAGTCAGCCAGCCGCCCTGTGAATTGAGATAGGTCTGCGAGATCACCGAGCCCGACAAACCATCGACCGTGATGACTTGCCGCCAGTAATACGAGTCCACGATTTCATCGACCCAGAACTGCACGAGCCGGAGCACCGTGTGGTTCGGGTTGTCCATCACGTCGAGGATCTGGAACGTCTCGGTGCCGCGCGTCAGGATGTTGCGGATCGGATCGTAGATCAGATCGGTGTTCGGCGTGTAGCCGCCGACAGCCGCAGGAGGCATACCGACGTTCGTTCCGTAGTCGTGACCGGCTGGCGCGAACCACCAGACGCCGTTCGAGCAGACCACCATCGGCGTGCCCCAACGAATGCGCGTTCTGGTCTTGGCGCAGAGCTCCCACGAGATCGTTTGATACTGATACTGGGAGATCGACAGTTCGGAATCCTTGCCGAGCACCTCGATGCGCACCACTTGGTCGTACACAGGCAGAACGAAGTTGGCCTGATTGATCACCGCCGGGTCCATCGGGTTCAACAGCCCAAACTGCGCCTCGCGTTCGGCGGCGTTCGGGAAGCGAATACCCTCCTCGCACTTAGCGAGGTAATCCACGTTCTGCAGATCGGACTCGTCCGTGGTTAGGAAGTGATCGGCGCCCCACATCGAATAGGTGTCAGGCAGGCCAACCTTTTCCTTCACGCGCGCGACGTCGGTTGCGATCTTCAGCACGAACTTCATGCCAGCGGTGCCGTTCAAGCGCACAGCCAGCGCGGCCATGTCGGTCGCCAGTGTGTCGAGCCGTGACGCAGTCTGCGCACGCCATGCATCCATCTCGTTCAAGCGGTCATCGAGATCAGCAAGGTTCGGCGCCCGGTTCTCGTTCACCATCTGGATCGAGATGATGCCGGTGCTGTCGAGCAAGATCCAAGCAACCGCCAGCGTGTTCGATGCCACGCTCGGATGCTGCGGGTCCGGACCTTCGGCGCCGATCACGGTGCTGATGTTGGCCCAGCGACGGCTTTCGGTGGAGACCACACGCGCGACGGTGGCACGCGTCACCGGATCAGTCAGGAAGGTTCTCGGCTCGGTGTCGGTCTCGATCTCTTGGCCCCAGACCACCACGCCGACATATCGACGCGTCACCACCGGGAGCACGCCGAGCAAGTCGAGAGAGGCGCCGCCCTCGCTGTCGTTATAGAACACCAAGCCGTTATGGTAGAGCCGCCCGTTGCCCACGGTGACCACCGCTGGCGCCGTCTGCACCGTGGTGAAGCCCGTGTACGCCATGCTCGGGATCAAGGTATCCACAACGACATGGTCGAAAGATGCACGCGGGAAGAGGCCGAAGTTATTGAAGTCTTCGACAGTCACCTTCTGCCAGTCTTGGATGTTTACCTTGCGTTCCATTTTGCTGCCTCTCCTAGAGTAGGTTGAAGACCTGTTGGTCGATAGTTGTCTCGTTGTACGCGCGTTCGCGAAGCTCGATCAGGCGCGTCGGGTCGAATGCCGTTCGCACGCGGTCGCGCAGCGCTTGTGAAGTGACGACAGCACGGCATGCGCGATCGAAGTCGCTCATGTCGATGGTGCTGGCGAAGTAGTTATCGTCTACGGTGATGCCTTCATCGGCGAACCACGACCACCAATCGTCATCGGCATTGAGCTTGATCATGAGATCGGCGGTGTAGGCAGGCCACGACACGTAATCGACGCCGACGAAAGAGACGCCGCCCGTGATCGTGCCGACAATCGCCGGGTCATAGAGGAAGACGCGATCCGCCAGCATGCGCGCCGCGTCGTAGCCAGCATCGGCGTAGTAGACGATAGGCACCGGCTGCGTCGGTATCGGCGGCGGCTGCGTCGGCAAACCTGACGGCGGATACGCGATCGGATGCTCCGGATGCGGATCGGGAATTATAATCGGATGCTCCGGATGCGGCAGATCGCTCGGGTTGACAATGTTGCGGCTGTCGCTCCAGTCACCGACGAAATAGAAACTGTTGCCCCAGCCGATGTCGCTCTCGCGCTCGTAGCGCACGTCGATCGGCTCCATGCCGGGCAGCACCGTGTCGAGATGCAGTTGGCTCTGTTCGTGGCTGTAGCTGCCATCGATGCGCACCGTGATCAGTTTTGGCTTCACTGTCTCGGCGCAAACGAACTGCTCGTCGTTGACGAAATCCTCGGTGCCCATGTAGGCGGGACCAGCGAGCCCGGGGATCGCGATCCGCTCGAAGTCCACCGAGGTGACGCCGTTGATCTCTTTCGTGAAGGTGTAGATCTGCAGCGGAATGTCTTGACCGCGCACTCGCAGATACGCCTTGCGCCCGTGCAGTGCCTCGCCGTCATCGAGCCCGACGAAATCATTCACGCCGCCATCGCGCACGTACATGACATCGACGCCGTCCCAGCCGATGCCTTCGTAGAAGGTGATCCGCACCTCGGGCAGAAGATGTATCCACGCGTCGTAGGCTTCCTTCGACATCGACGGTGAGGCAAAGAAACACTGCGGTGGTCGCAGCGCTTGCTGGATGGTGTAGCCGGGAGGTCCAACGAAATCGCGCCCGGAATAGTTGAGCGCCATCTCGATGCCGTCTTGGGTGCCGCGCAGCGACTTGTATTCGAACTGACGCGCGACCCATTCGCGCTGCGTGCTCTCGCTCCAGCCGTCCTCCCACAGCATGACGCCCATTGCGTATCCAAGATACGGGAGGTTGTTCACGCTGATCGCGTACGGGTCCCATTGATCGTGAATGATCTCGGCGTAGGTGCCGATCAGCCGTTCGCCATCGACGTCGGCCATCGCCTTTTCGAGGCCTGACGCCGCACGATAGAGCAACTTCGCACCGGGATATTGGATGATCCCTTCGGTGACGATGTCGCTGCTCATAGGGCACGTCCAGCATTGCGCACGGTGACTTGCGTGACCTTGATGACCCAATCCATCGCCACAAACACGTCGTCTTCAGGCAAGAGGATATCGACGTGATGCACGCCGGTCAGACGACACGCGGCATGGATCGCGGTGTGGGTGTGATCGTGGCCTAACCAGTACTGATCGTTGACCAGCGTCGCGAGGTTGTTGACGATCTGCTTCATCGTCGTGTCGGCGTTGGCGCCGGGATAGAACCAGATGTCGAGCTTGTACTCGATCTCGCGGATCTTCGGTGGATTGACCGAGATCACGTCGGTGAGCCCCTGCCGTGACAGCGATTGAATGTACGCGCGGATCGTCACCAACTCCTGATCGGTCGGCTTCGGATCGGCGGGCGGCTCTTTCAGACACGTGATCAGAATTGTCGGGTAGTAGTCATGTTGAACACTGCGGATCGCGGTGACATCGCGCAGGCTCGGCATCGCGGTTAGCGCCCAGAATTCGTACGCCTCCGCCGTGCCGTGCGGGCTCAGCGTGTTCGGCGAGAGCCAGATCCGGCGCCGGTAGCGATCGTCGCTTTCGTTCGGCAGGCGAGGCACGCCGCCGGGATAGCGCGATGCAATGGCGTCGAGATCGGTGCCGATCGCATAGGCCAGCGTGACCGAGCGCGCCGCCTGATTGACGCGGTCGCGCAACATCAACTCGAAATACGAGCAGGCCTCTTGGTTGATCTTGATCGGATCGAACTCAAGGTTCTCGACGTCATACTGCGCCGCCGTTGGCGGATCGTAATATGCCCACAGTTGCTTCAGCCGCCCCATCCGCTCGGAGAGGATCGCCTCGACGTCGATCTTCTCCAGCACGATCATCGGCTGCAGATTCGCAGGCAGGATGACCGAGATGCGATCGGTCAGCCGGTCAGCCAGCGCCTGCCCTGCCTGCGAGATGTTGCCGAAACTGGTGTCGCTCATAGTGCGCTCCCGGGCGGGATGTTAGGTGTGGTGCCGATGCCGCCGGGAGGTGCGCCAGCGATGTAACCCGCTTGGCGTTCCCAGATGTTATAGCCGCGCGAGACCAGACCAACTGCGCGCCTGACTTGCGGGTCGTTGTTGCCGAGGTGGCCGCGTGGTCGGTAGACGCCTTCCATCGCCGTGGTGAGCTTGCCAGTGCGGAGCTCCTCCGGCGACGTCAGCATTGAGCCATCACCACGCACGCCCGTGCGCACGCGCTGAATGCGGTAGTTCGGTTCGTGCAGATCGAGCGCGGTGGCGATCGCCCAATAAAATCTGCAGATCGTCGTCTCGGTCGCGTTCTCGCCGATCAGATGCGGCACGTAGCAACCGACCCAGCGCCGCAGCACGCGCTCGTGATACTTCGTGGAGAAGATCAGGAGCATCGATTGGATGACGTGATCCCACCCGGTGAGAACCTTCCCGGTATATCGATCCATACCGATGCGCACGGGATTGAGGACGATGCGGCCAAATCTGAGATCCGGCCACATGTCGAGCGTTGGATCGTAGACGTAATCCCCCGCCATCGATCAGGCCTTCGAAGTCGTCGCTGCCGCGCTCTTCGTCTCGGCCTTCTGTTCGGCTTTCGGCTTGCCGTTCTTGCCCTTCGATGCGGCCTTGCGGCGAAGGCTGCGCGTGAGTTTTGCGGGCTGGCCAGCCATCCCCGGATGACCGGACTGGATCTTGCGATCGTATCGCGGGATGCGCCCGGGTCGGGCGTCGTTGTCTTCGCTGCGCCCGCGCGTGATCTGCCCGAGCAACTTCTTGTGCGCTGCGCTGATTTCCCCGACCGGCTTCTCGCCGACGATGCCCTGATCGATCCAATATTGAACTTGCTGCGTCACCGCGAGCACGTGGTTGGTATCGTCCTTCGGATTGCCCTTGTCGTCCCTGTCCTGCAGCACGCGCAGGCCGCCGAAGGTGTCGGAGACATTGGGATCGTAGAGATAAAACTTCTGCAGAATGCGGGGAGTTCTAACCATTGCTGCCATGTTGGCCTCTCCTGTTGAGATTTACGCGTCGTCGTTCTTGATAGGGTCTTTGCCGAGAATCGGCGGCTGCGAGAAAATGATCTTACCCTTGGCGACCACCACCCAGTCACTCCCCATTCGGATCTTCGCGCCATCTTTGTGCGAGGCGACGCGCGAATCTTTTCCGACGCGGAAGGTGTGGCCGCCATCTTTGTTCATCCGAGCTTTCATCACAGCTTTATCGCCGCCGACGTGCCCTTTTTTCTGTTGCTTCTGTCCGCCGCCGCCACCACCGCTGCCGCTTTGCCCGCCGGATTGCTGGCCTTCCTGCTTCTTGTCGTCATCGGGCTGCAGCCAGTGATCGTGAC